GGAGTAAATCAATACAGAATCTTAATAAACTGTTCATTACTAATATTTGTAATTAGTTTTATCTTTAAGCCATTTTTTTATAAAAATTGAATATTTAAAATCATTATAACTAATTATAACAATTTTATATTGCCGTATTTAATTTCTCCATCAATTGATCCATATGTTGAAGGATAACCACCTGAATTAAGATACCAATCAAACATCATCACAATATTAATATCAGAATATGATACTAACATTATGTTCCCTGTTTTTGTTTCATTTGCATGATTACCAATTAATTCGATTTGGACATATTCAATATCATCATATTTATCTATTGATTCAGGATCAATTATTGTTCCATAAGTTGTTCCATAACCAATAATCTTATTTTTGGCTAATATTTCTTTTTTGATCTTTTTCGATTTAGGATTTTTTGATTTAGGTTCTTTCGATTTGGTCTTTTTTTCAGGATTATTCATAATTAGAAATAGAAATTATATATATTAATCATTAGTCAATTAATATATCATATCTAATCTAAACAAATTCAATAATTTAATATATGGTTAGAAATGGTGTTTTTATGTTCATAATCAAATATATAGTTATATATGAATCGAGAAAAAATAGGAAAAATAACTTATAAATCCACTGAAGAATTGTCATTATTAGATATTGTTAAACTTATAGAATTTCGTAAATATGTAGACAAATTATATCTTGTAATTGATGCGAAAAACAATGATAAAAAATCTACAGACAAGTATGTTAGTTTTTTAGATGAACATGATATAAAAATCGATAAAATAATAAACCGTCATGAACATTATGATATTGGTTGGATATATCTACATAGACTTGTCAAACTTGGTAAAGTGTATGTCAATTACAACACAAAAATAGAAACGAATGATATTAAATTATTAATAAATAAATACAATGTTATGATCTTTTTAATAAATGACAGTGATACTAATAGATACAATAATGTGATTTATAGTAATGGATGGTATAGAGATATATTTATTGATTCCATAATTGAAGATATTGAGAACATAAACTATGTATTGAATCTAGATGAGAAATGTCCATTATATTCTAATTCAAATTCAAATACTAATAATATACCAAATCAAGAGAAGATACTCAAAGATAAAATATGTAATATATTGAATCTCAACAAGACAAATAAACTATCTGAATTCACATTAAATAGTAATACTGGATCACTTAATTTTTTCGGAATGAAGTATCAGGAATTTTCAAAACTTAAAGTGAATATTCAATCAATAATTAAATTAATAAATAATCAAACCACTAATGAAACTATTAATCTTAATACACTCACTGAAAAAAAGGATTATATGGATTCGAATACACCATTTAGTGATATGAATGTCTTTATTAAACCTATCATACTCATTTTTGACAAAGAGAAAGAAGTTATTATTAATGACACAAAACAAAATATCCAAAAATATGTATTTGTTGATAATACTGTCCAAACAATCCAAAATAATGGAACTATTAAACTCAAATATATAGGACCTGTCAAAATTTTCGAAAAAGATTCGAATAAATCAAATATTTATAAAACTGTCTTTCTGACCAAAAAGAAAAAGAATCTTAAAGTAGTCAATTGGCTTACTGATACTAATGGAGGAGTATATGTATTACCAGATAATGGATTAATTGTCATATCCAAAAAACTGGACCATGGATTAATATTACTCAAAGATAAAAAATACATTATCACAAACAATATACACAAACTAGAATTATTTGAAGATTGTGTAATTAATTGTCTCAAACTTATTGAAATAAATTAAATTGATAAATTTATTTTATTATTGTTTTGCTTCTGAATCAATATATTTCCGCAAAACATTAATCACTTTTTCTAATGTTTCTGTCAATATTTTATCATTTGAATATGTCTCTCTTAAATTTACAATACCACTTAATGACAAACTGATTTGTGTTTGTAATTTCTTTTGTGCCTTTTGATTCAATCTATTAAAATTGGCCTGGATGAAATTAGTATCTGTAACAATCTGGTCAATTGCAGTAACTCGGGTTTGTCCGTTCCACCATCTTGATATTGATGGAACATATGACTTGTCAATCTCAAATGTCTTATCTTGATGAACCCATATTTTATATCCACCTTGTAATTGACTCAATACTTTCAATCTAGTGAAAATTCTATTAAACTCATCCGTCAATTCTTTCAATGTGTCTACTTGATTCTTATTCTTAGACTCATCCTTTTGTTCTGTCTGTTCTTTAATCTGTGAATTCTCCTTTTGACTCATCTGGAAATTTATGTTTTGTATTTCTTGATTTATATTTATATCTTTTTTAGTGAAAGGAATGTCAATTAAATTATCTGACTCTTTATTTACAATTTCAACTTTTTTGAGTATTTCATTCACATTCTCCAAATTATTTTCAGGGACTAAATCTGGAACCAGGTCTGGAATTTCATCATCATAGTCAATATTCTGTTTATTGTTAACATCGTCAATTATTGAGTTTGGTTGTGACAAATTGTCAAATTGATCTATTATTGATTTTTGTTCTAATTTTGGTTCATAATTTGGTTCATCTATTTTTGTCTCTATTATAGGATCTATTTTTGGTTCATAATTGGGTTCTAATTTGAATTTAGATTTAGATTCAGATTTAGATTTAGATTCAGATTTAGATTTAGATTCAGGTAATATGTTGATAATTACATCATTATTAGATTTATTTAATGATCTGAAATCAGCAGAAATAGGAGGCCCCATTAGATAGTGAGTATTGTTTGACAGATATTTAGAATAATTTCCATTATTTAATTGAGAATGATTATGTCTTCTCCTCATAACAAAATTATTATTAGAATGGTTATTGTAACTTTCCATATTGTATATATTGTTATAATATTCATAATTTATTTTATTATTATTTACATTGCATGATAAATTATCCAATAATTCTGTGTCCTGATGGTCATCATTTTCATAAAGACTGTCATTAATATTATTGATATTATTATCAAATTCATTAATCTCACTACTAATACATGACAAACCTAACAAACATTCAATAAGTAATTCTCCTGACAACTCATCATTAATTTTTTCTGTAAATGTTGAAATAAATCTATTAATATCATTCTTAATATTTTCCATATATTATTGTATATATATCGATTTGGAAAAATTGATATTAATACATATACATCATATATCATCTACTGTCTATTATACGTAACATATTACATTAACATCATATCTATGAATAAATCACAAAAAGTAAAATCCAAAAATCCTCCTCCTAAAAAACATAAAGAAGTTAAAGAACAGAAATGTGATTCACAGCCAGATTATTCAAGTCTTTGTGAAAAAATATTAGGTAAATTGAAAAATGGATTTTCTGAAAAAAAGGACTCTGATAATGACATGAAAGAAATGATTAATGAACTAACTATGATAAAAAATAAGTTTGACCAAATGAAAAATATTGGCAATGCATTCAAAAATAGAATAAGATTGTTGGGTTCATTTGCCAAGACATGTTGCGGATTTTTTGGAGTTTATCCAAGTATAAAAGGTGGGCATTTTAGAAGAAAGTTATATGAGGCACCATTTTCAATAGGTGATATATTTTCTGATGAAAAATATGGTAATCCAATTGACACAGAAATTGAATTAAATGTCACATATGATGATGATGATCTGTATGAATTTATTTTAACTCTTGAGGAATTCATTAAAAGACCTGAAAATGACAGATTAGTATTTTCCAATTACAGACTAGACAAGATAATTAGAGATCGTTACTATTTAGGAACAAATATGGAAGTTCCTAAAGATCGTTACAAAAAATACAAATTATATTTTAATAGAAATGACAATCATCTTGACGAAAATGAAAACACAATTATCATATCATTAGCAACTTATGATCAATATGAAAATTCATCTAGAGTTGATTTGTTAGACATTATGTCAAATTCTGATACATCGGATATTTTTGAGGGGTTTAATGACATTATTAATAGAAGAAATGCACTTAATTATAGTTTGACATCATATATTGAAAAATTAAAATCACCAATGGAACGATCTAATAAAAAAATTATTTGGGGAAAAATTATTGATGTATTTTTGAATATGATCGATACATTAAAAAATGGATACAAAACAATTGATATTGGCGATAATAAAATGATTAAGTTTAGTGTTGAAGAAGATACAGAATGTCCAATCACAGCATGTTCTGCACCTTACATTAAAATACATATGAATTGTGGTCATGAATTATCATTAATGTCAGTATGTGGAATTGTTATTAATGGTTCATCTGATGATACAGAATCAATCAAATGTCCATTATGTAGAGCTAATTTGTTCCCCAAATTAATTCCAGCATCATCAGAAGAAGAATATAAAGAATCTCGATTGAAATATTATTCTAAAAAATATCTACTCAATAATAAACAAAAAAATAATAACAAGACCAATACAAATAATTCATATATTAATTCTATGAGTAATGAAGCCAAAGATTATATCAAATCAATATATGACAAAGAGAATGATTCCAAATATTGCCATTGTGACAAAAGGATGAATATTAATGATTCCGAAGATTCAATGAATGATAATGTTCTATTGGAATATTCATATTCAATAAATATTCCAAAAGACATCAAAACATTAGATGATACAGATGATGATGAAGTGACATATGATGACGATGGATCAGAAGATTCAAATCAAGATGATTAATGTTAATGTATGATCATTATTTTTTTATAATAAGATAATATATACTTTTATGGCAAGTCAATTAACTAACTATAAGATATCGACTGATAATGATTTACTGAATCATATGAAGTCATCTTGTGAGAATGATTCCAAATATTATACATTAGATAATACTCTCTCTGAATTAGATGAATCAGAAGATGTCGGTAATATTATGGATATTAAATTGCCATTCCCTAAATCTCAATCTGAAAACAATCAACTAAATAATAATATTGATGGACATAAGGATGGAGAATTAGATGAAGAATATAATATGGAAAAAATATCTAATTGGTCACCATCAGAAACATTAACCAAAATTATACAACATTCAGGAGTGAACGTCCCTCAAGAAGTGTATCAAGTTTTTGTCAAAGAATATGTCAGAGATAAATGTGTAAATGATGATGATATTAGACAATTTAATAAGAATATGGAGATCATAAATCAAATGGAAATACCAAATAATGAAGATGAATTGATAAAAATATTAAAGAATCCTAATTTTGTGAAATCAATTAATGACATATACCAAATGATAGACAATATTAATACACTATGTATTTTGGGAACAGGTGATAAGATTAATATGATAAATAATAAAAATCATAAATCTACAATGAAACAACAAATCAAACTATGTAGAAAATTAGTTGAAAAATATAAATATGGTTTTGCCAAAATGGTCTCAATTATGGACAAGTTTAATAAACAAAAATCATTAAGTCAAGAAAGTGAAATGAAATATGATCCAATATTAAATGAATTAAATGACGACATTTTAATACAAAAACTCTCCAAACTGAAAGATCGTTTAATGATGTCAATATATATGCATCAAAGAGATAATTATGTTCTAAATAACAATAAAGATACTGAGATTGAGACCAATAGCCAATCCAATACTTCTGACATAAATACAAAGGATAATCACAAGACTAAACAATGTGAAAAGAATAAATTAAGATTAGACATTATTCCTATGATATTAATTATTCTAGTTATTGTGATTTTCATAATAATGTCACAAAAATAAAAATTGATTTTTTCATATTTACTTAATTGATTAATTAAATAAATAATTAAATAAATATAAACATAACACAAATATTAAAAACCATTAGGAATAATTAAAATGAATAATATTGAAGACTTAACTAAAGTATTAAACAATTTGCCAAGTTCTGTAGCAAAATACTCAATCACTGAATTAGCGGCATCATTTAGAAAGATCCAAGATGATGACAGATTATCAAGAATAACAATAAATGATGACAGTATTAAACATCTCAAACCTGAATTCAAAAAATATATGGCATGGAAGTTCGACAGGAAAATGAGTAATGTTCCTGGAATAGGTGATATTAATAAGGCATTTGTCAAAGCTCTAATGATTTGTCATTATCATCCAAAACAAGAACAAAAAATATCATCAAGAGATATTGAATTATATGAAGAACTTTCTAAACAATGTGAAAATCTTAGAGTCCAATTCAAAACCAATCCAACAGACGATATTAAAAAAGAACTTGATACAAAAGAGAAACTTTTTTCTCATCTTAAGGAAAAAGTAGACATCTCAAAAAATAAACACCATGTATTTACAGATATTCAAATTCAAGCAATCACAAAACGTATTTATGAGTATATGACAAAAAGTAATGATCATGCTATCAATATGTTTAATGAGTTTGAATATTTTTCTAAAAAGAAATTCGATTATATCAAAGAATCGTATGGTGGTGATTATAAATTGAAAAATACTGGAAAAGATAGACGTTTCAAAGCTGATCAAGAAAATAATGAATGGTTAATCGGCAAATCCAAATCTAATACTAATTCCAATATAGAGAGAAATACTGAAACTGATAATGATAATGAAAATGATGATTATAATGACAAATCAAATATTGTAAAGTCAAATAACACGGATGATTATGATGATAGTTGGAATGATGGTGATATCAAAAATAAAATTACTACTATTACAGGAACTATTGCAAGTAATAATATTAATCTTATTAATAACAAACCAAAAGGAAAATATGTCCCTCCTGTTTTGACTGGAGATTTTGTTCATGTTGAAGAGCCGAAAAAGAAGGTATATGTTCCTCCCGTTCTGTCTGAAGACTTTGTTTCTGTTAATATTGAAGAGCCAAAAAAGAAGGTATATGTTCCTCCGGTCTTAATTGAAACTACTAAACAATTTAGACCAAATAATAATAGGCAAAATTATGTCGAATATTCGGAAAATAGAGAATATAATAAATACAATAAATCTAAAGATGAAAATTATGTATCAATTTATAATATTAAGGAAAGTGTTACACTTGATTTAGATTCAACAGAATTATTCCCAACATTAGGTAATTCCAAACCTATTAAGAATAATATTGTAAACAAACAACCTGAGAATATTCTTATTATACAAAATAATGACACATCTTCTGATGATGATATTGATGTATGGGATGATAAGCCAGTAATTGAAATTAAGACAGAGATTAAGACCGAGATTAAATCTAAACAAGATAGTAAGAATGAGGTCAAAGGGGAATCCAAGACGGAATTGCCAAAAGGATATGTTATATTAGGGAAATCAGTTGATATGAATAAATTAGGAGGAATACTCGAAAAAATTGGTCAACAATATTTAATTAATTCTAATGAGAATAATGATGATGATTTGGAATATGATAAGTTATGTCAGTCTTGTAATGAATGTTATGAATATATTGATGATGAAGTTGAAGAATATGATTATGAGAATGAAAGTGTTAATACAAATCTCATTGTCCCTATTTCTGGTGATATTGTAGATATTATTGACACAGAAGAAGGATGGAACTGATCAGATTGAAAAGATTGAAAGATAATTTATTTATTTGATTAATAATTATTAGAATCAATAAATCATTATGAGATATATTGATTGAAAAAATATAAAACTGCAATTTATTAATAGATTAATAACTAATGACACAGATTAAAGATATTCATGAATTGCATATGGAACTGAGTTATAATCCAGATCATGATATGTATAAATATTTAGAGAATGAGACAAAAAAGAAGAACATTGGATATAAACGACAATTTGTGATAGCAACTAATCAAACAATGAATATTGATCTTGGAATATATTTAATCAAAGGATTACTTTATCCTAATAGAGACGAATTTATTAAAAAAATAAAATTAGTCAATCCAAAAATCATTAAAAAAATAATTGATGATTCTATTAGTAATATTATTCAAAAAGTGTCAGAAAATAAATCTATTGATTCGAATGATTCGATTCTTCACAAATCTGAACCTTTGACAAATGTCAAAGAAATATGTGATAAAAAAAATATGACATTAATATTATGTGAACTGAAACAGAAATATATTCAAAAAATATCAAAATATATTAAGGACAATGATATTGACGGACTGATATTATGGATTTATGATCAGTATGCAAATCTCAAGAATATTTATCATAATAAAATTATTGATAAAGATGGCAAATTAAGAGATGCATATATATCAGAATATTTATTTTTTGGAACTATTGAATGGTTCCATTTATTATTGACAAAAATAATGTATGATGATTTGGTTAATAATAGTAATTTTGAATGGTTGATAATAAATGGTGAGATTCAATTTATTGATACAGAAATTATGTCGGCATATTCATTAAATGAGTTTTTTGAATTTATTACGTCAGAATACAATTCACATGCAATCCTGTATTTAATAAATACAATCCATAATACTATGTCAATATATGACCCTGATAATGATATTGATCACACTGACAAGAAAGAAAATAATTTATTATCAGAAATATTAGGTAAGACAATTTACAAAATAAATATTGATCCATCAGTTCAATCAATGACAGATGATCCATATTGTATATTTCATTGTATATGGTTCATTATTAGATTCATTGATGTCATTCCATCAAATAATAAAGATATTGATAAGTTAGATAAGTTTATGGAATACATTAATTTAATGAGTATGAATACAACAAAAGCAGATACATTATATTTCATTAAAGACATAACATTGAAAATAAGAACACAATCTATTTTAAATAAAGATAAACTGTCTAGTCTAGCTATTATGAATATTATGTCAGAAAGGAAATTAACACCACAACAAACTACCAGAACTATTACACCTCAACCTAAACAAAAAAATTTGAATAATAAAACTAAATATTTACGTTGTTATAAAGAAGATTCATTCTCCTTAAATTCATCAGAAGATTCATTCTCCTTAAATTCATCACATGTAAGTGTTAATGATGTTAATAGCGAAATAAGTGATACAGATAGTAATGATAATGACAGTAATTAATTTGTTTGGCAAAAAAATCCACCCAACTATATTTTTTTATAGATCTAAAAGTTATACATGAGTAACGAAATTAATACATATGCTGATGGCCAGGCTAATACTGGCACTGGTATTGACGCCTTGAAACAATTTAAACTTAGTTCTGCTGATCCTACTGGTATTAACAATACTGCTGTCGGTGACAAAGCTTTGGAAAGTCTCAAAACTACTACCAATGAAAACACTGCTGTTGGTGCCTCTGCTCTCTCTAGCAATACTTCTGGTGAAAATACTGCCGTTGGTGCTTATTCTGCCACATATTCGGCTGGAACTGGCAATACTGCTGTTGGTAACTGGGCTTTCAGATACAATAATGGAGGTGATCACAATACCGCTATCGGCCATAGATCATTGGCTGGTTCTACCTCTGAAACCACTGAACCTACTATTAAAGGTGACGGTAAAGAAAATACATCTTTAGGTGCTTATTCTTTACAAGCTAATGTCGATGGTTCTGCTAACACTGCTGTTGGTTATTCTGCTCTTAAGACTAATGTTGATGGTTTGTCCAATACTGCTCTTGGTTCTAATGCTGATGTTAAAGTTGATGGTCTTTCATATGCTACTGCTCTTGGTGCTGATTCAATTGTCAACAGATCTAATTCTATTGTTTTAGGTAGACCTGCTGTTAGTGATACTGCTGTCGATAATGTTGGTATCGGAACTGACTCCCCTCAAGGTTCACTCCATGTCAATGGTAGTCATGTCAATAAAGTTAGACTTGCTCCTATTGCTAACCCTGCTCTTGCCACACCCACTAAGAACATAATCAATGTCAATCTTTCCGATTATATGGTTGCCGTTGATATTCTCAATGGCAATGCCACTGGTGTTTATGATATTGATGTTGTTCTCCCTGCTATTTCTTCTGTTCCTGATGGTCAAACCTTTGTCATTAAATTCTTTGGTGATTACAATCTTGGAACTGGCAATACTAGTGCAGCACATAGAATAATTACGACTACAACTACTGGAACTGAATTTTATGAATATTCTCTTGCTACTGCCACTATTTCTGCTATTGATCTTGCCACCACTTCAAATGGTTTCTACACATTTGTTAAATATGGATCTTCATATTACAGAATTGTTTAATTGAATTTAATAATATTAATTGATCTAGATTAATATTATTTCTTTGTGATTTTTATGGCAGGATACTACATATTCTATAATTTTTTAGATTATTAATATAATAATGTCACTAACACATATTAAACCTAAACCATCTAATAATCCTAAAGATGGATGTTTAGTAGCAAAACTTGATCTATCTAATGATTCATTATCTGAATTACTTAAATTATGCAAAGAACAAATGACACAAGAAGTTGCAAATCATGCAGTCAGTGTTTTGACTGCTCATGTGACTGATAATCAAAAATACAAAATTGATTGTGATAAAATGTCTAAAGAACTAGAAATAGCACTCAAACAATATCATGAAATTAAAAACGAACAAGAATCAGTTATCACATCTATGAAAAAATGGAGATTTAGAACATTTATGTTATGTATGGCAATAATAATTATGTGTATATCATTTTATGTAGGTGGTGATAATATTGCCAGATATTTTGGTCAACCAGGATGTATGACATTTGAAGAATCACAATATCACCATTTCAAATCAATGAAGTATTTCCTCAAGAATCTTAAACATTATGTGATATATTTTGTTTTTTTGGTTAAACAATTCATTAATAATTACATCCTGAATATGTTCTCTTTATAAAAAATTGAAAATTAATTTGTCCAATTCTATCTATTACATTCTGATTAATTTAATAGATACAAACTATTCCATTATTTTGGAACAACCAATTTTCAATATGACATCTCTTAATGAGACTAAAACAGATACAAAAATTGATATATATGAATTATTAAATGAGGTTCTGTTATTTTGGTTTCCGACAGATACACCAACCTATCATGCCTTTTGGTTTGATGGAAGTTGTGATGATATCATTAAACAGAAATATTACACTCTTTGGAAACAACTCACAAATATGACTCTTGATCAATTATGTCAACTGATTTTTTCAGGTAACAAAGAACCGCAAAAATCATATTACCTAGCCATTGTGATCTGTCTTGACCAATTTTCTCGTAATATTCAAAGAATCATCCCAAATCAAGATAGATCTATTTACAAAACTACTGATAATATGTGTTTAAATATAGTTAATATGTTTACTTTTCGAGGCAAAAATGTTTTAGATAAAAATTGTTGGATTCCAATTTCTGAGTTTAGGACAGATCACCAAATGTTTCTACTTTTGCCATATCGTCATCAAAGGAAGACAGAATATCTAAATATTGTGATGAAAGAAATTTCCAAAATAACAAAATCCCTTAAAGAAAAAAATGAAGAGAAAAAAGAGATTGGACTTATCGAAAGATTTAAGATAGCTACACTGACTGACTATACCAAAGTAACTGACACAATTGAACACAGAAATTATAGTAAAGATAATAATGATCAGATATCACATATTATGGATATTTATGCATTAGATGAAAAACTTGTTTCTAATATGACCAATAATCCCAAACAATATTTACCTGATTGCATAAAATCCATAATAGATTCACATTGTTATGAGAAGTATTCATTGAAACCGATCGATTATTACAACAAATCAGTCAAAAATGAACCTTTATACAAATCAATTCTAGCATTTATCCAGAAATACAACCTAGAATGTGTATGTGTTAGTTTGTCTGGTGGTGTTGATTCAATGGTTATTTCATACATCTTACATCATCTGGTTATGGAAAAAAAGATAAAATCAATTT